GTACGGCTCCTTGTAGGAGATACTGACACTAACGACCAACAAGTCCAGAATGAAGAAATTACTTTTGCTTTATCTCAGACCAGTGACAATATCTATCAGGCTGGTGCTTGGACTGCTAGAACGATAGCTGCACAATACTCTCGTAGGGTCACACAGAACCTGTCAGGCGCTCTCAGTGCTAATTACAGTGACCTAGCTAATCAGTACACACAACTAGCTTTAGACCTTGAGCTTAACGGTAAGAAGGCTGGGGCTAGTGTGGGAGTTAAGGCTGGCGGTATTAGTATTGCAGTTGTGGATAACGTAAGGCAGAATACAGACCGTGTTCCACCATCTTTCCGTAGAGACAGGTTTAAGAACCCACCAAGTTATAGTGGCGATGATTACGACTACAGTTAAGGGGTAGGTAATGGCATTCTCAAGAGGTTATAACCTACTCAAGATGGTAGAGGAGTTTGGTGAGCCGCTTACTCTACGCAAGAAGACTACAGCAGGAACCTACGATCCTACTACAGGTTCAGTAACAGGTTCAGCTACAACTGACTACAGCTTTGAAGGTTACTTCTACAACTATGATCAAGGTATCATAGCTAACGTAGATGAGATCCGCAGAGGCACCCGTAAATGCGTAGTCCCAGCTTTAGGATTGGCAGTAGATCCCGATGACGAAGATCAGATTATTGGTAACGGTGACACAGTTAATGTTATTTCTGTTGTTACTATATTTTCTAATGGTGTCAAACTTTGTTTCTTGTGTGATGTGAGAGAGTAATGAGAACTGGGTTAAAGGTCATGCCTTCTCTACAGAGGAAGATAGATGGTCTTAAGGCTATAGCTGAGCAACAAGTAGAGCGTAAGTTAGTTGATATAGCACAAACCGCTGTTAATCTCTCTCCAGTATACACTGGTGCATATGTAACATCCTTCTCCTTTTCTACTGGCGCTGGCAGACCTAGAGGTAAAAGCTCTAAGAATAAGCCAAGGGGTAATGACAGAGCTATGCGTCAGAAAGGTATGGACAATCTTATGGAAGATATATCTAAAATACCTTCCCTACTAGACACTACAAGCATAGTACTTCGTAATAATAGTCCTCATGCTGTTGCTGTTGAATATGGTGGTAAGAACTGGATAAGACCCCCATACTTCGTATTTACTCAAGTGAGAAACATTCATGGCTAGTATCTATAATGACATACGGGCAGCACTTGAGAACAAGTTAGCTAATACTGCTAGTTTGCCATCAGGCATAGCTTATGAGAATGTCTCATTTAGCCCAACGACAGGTACAAGTTACCTACAGACTAATTTCCTCCCGACACTCCGTAGACCCGCTGTAAGAGGTTTAAACCCACAACAGAGATACGATGGTGTGTTTGTTGTAACTGCCTACACCCCAGAAGGTAATGGCCCCGCCGCTGCTGATGCCTTAGCTAATACTATTTTAGAGGCTTTTGAAGCAACCACTAAAATCTCCTACACTGGGGATGAAACAATAACTGTATCTATTGACTACGCTGATAGACAGCAAGGTTTCTTAGATGCGCCTTGGTACTACGTTCCGATTAATATCGGATGGTACGTTTATAATAATTAGGAGAATACATTATGGCCTTCGCACAAGGTTCTCGTTCCAGCCTATCGTTCATTGTGGAAAGCACATTTGGCACGACTCCTGCTGGTAACTTCCAAAACTTACCCTTCAGCACACACTCTTTGAACTTAACTAAAGATCGTGTAGCTGGTACTGACATTCAACCTGATCGTATGCCCCGTGTTGACCGTCATGGCAACCGTCAAGCTGCTGGTGATATTGTTGCTGACTTACGTGATGCTGACTACGATGCATTCCTAGAATCAGCTATGTTGTCCACTTGGTCAACTAACGTCCTTAAGGTTGGTACTACACCTAAGTTCTTTTCTATCGAAGACTATGCTGCTGACATCGACCAAGCTCGTTTGTTCACAGGTATGACAGTTTCTACTATGGGTATTTCTCTAGCCCCTAACCAGATGGTAACAGCTACCTACGGTATGGTTGGTAAGGACATGACTATTAGTGCTACTGAGAAGACACAGGATGCTGCATCAGGTGCTGCTCCATTCGATGCCTACTCAGGTACATTAGCTATCGGTGACGTTGATGGTACGCCCACTACGTCAGCTATCGTAACTGGTATGGACTTCACTCTGACGAACTCCTTCGCACCTACTTTCGTAATTGGTAGTGATAGTGCGCCACAATTGGAAGTTGGTCGTGCTGAAGTTGAAGGTACTATCTCAGCTTACTTTGAGGATGCAGCTTTAATCAACCGCTTCTTGAATGAGACTGAAACTGAGCTTGAGGTAACTGTGGGTGATGGTAGTAACACCATGAAGTTCGCATTCCCACGAGCCAAGATCAATAGTGCAGACGTAGGTGTAGATGGCCCAACTAGCCGTGTTATCTCTCTATCATTCGTAGCACTCTACAACACAGCAGATGCAAGTAACTTAGTTATTACTCGCTCTGCATAAAGTACCCTAGCTAGGGCGGGGAGGCATTGGTGTCGGGTCTGATGTCTCCCCTTTTACCCGACCCGACAACTTTTACCCGAAAGGAAACTCGACATGGACTTAAAGAATTTAACCCCGACCAGCGACACTGTAGATGTCACTATTGTACATCCTACTAGCTTTGATGTCTTGAATAATGATGACGATACACCAATGGTTATCACTGTATATGCACCACACTCGAAAGAGTATAAGGCTGCTGTACACGAACAAACCAACAAACGTCTGAAGCAAGCGCAGAATAAGAAAAAGGTAGAGATTACAGCAGAAGACCTAGAGGACGCTACTTTAGACTTACTCGCCAAAACTACTAAGGGCTGGAAGATTACTTATGGTGGTTCTAAACCTAAGTTCTCTATCACTAAGGCCAAAGAGATTTACGCTGAAGTATTCTGGATAAGAGGTCAGATTGAGGAAGCAGTAGCTAACTCTCTGGATTTTACGAAAGCCTGATTGAAGAACTGGTTGACTACGCAGAGCATGAGTTCTCTATAAGTAGACCAGACAAGTCAGGCACATCAGAACGTGAACACTTAGAACAAGTAGAAAGGCAGACTGGACACAGACCAAAAGCATTAGATGGACCCGACTTCCCATTGCTTATGTCTCATGTTTGGTCTGCCTTTATTGTATTAAACGCAAGTAGAACTATGGGGTTCTCAGGCCCAAACCCGATAAGTTATCAAGAAATAAAAACATGGAAGGAGCTTACAGATACACCATTGTCTTCTTGGGAGATAGAAGCAATAAAACGTGTTGATGTAGTCTTTATGGGTACGATGAATGACAAGTGACATTAAAGTTGTAGTCGATAGTAGTGACCTGCAATTATTAAGCAGAGATCTTGCAGACATCCCTAAAAAGGCTAAAGACTCTGCTTCCGTTTTTGAGCGTGAATTTAACAAGGTAGAAAGACGCTTAAACAAAACTGCTACAGCCTCACAAAGTTATTACTCAGAAATACTGAAGATAGATCAGCAAAGTAAAAGCGCCGCTGCTTCTGCTGCTGTCTTTGAGAGCGCTTTAAAACGAGATGAGATAGCTACTAAAAGGTTAGCTACTGAAAAAGAGAGATTAGCTAGTAAATATAAGCCCCTATATGCTGCGTCTAAACAATACGAGATCGCTCTTGAAGAAATAAACAGGGCGCAAAAACTTGGGGTTCTAAATGACCAACAGAGATCAACAAGTATAGAACAACTTAATAAGGACTTCCAGCAAGGTACTGGGATCTTTTCTACCCATACTAATATGATGAACAAGGGTATGAATAGAATGGGTGTTGCTACCCAACAACTAGGTTATCAGGTAAGTGACTTTGTTGTTCAAATACAATCTGGAACTAATGCCTTTGTAGCCTTCGGACAACAAGCTTCTCAACTTGTCGGTGTACTACCTTTAGTTGCTGACAGACTTGGTTTAACAGCTATGAAGGCTATCGGAATATCTTCCGCATTGAGCATTGTCATTCCTGTAGTTACTTTATTTGGTGCTGCTTGGTTAAACACTAGAAATGTATCAGAGAAAGCTATTGATAGCATATCTGACAAGATCCAAGGTTTGGGATCGTCTTTAAACTTTGTTGCGGAGCTTGATATGTCAGCTTTTGCAGAGAGTATGACAACTCAGGCAAAGGCCATACAAGATAGCTTCTCTTTAATCTTAGATGTTATGAAAGAGGTTGAGGCTAAATCTATACAGCTTAAGTTTGAAGCTTTTGTAGAGCCTCTTAAAGAATCATTAAAAGCATTTGAATACGGTAAGCTCATCGGCAAAAAAATGACCCCAGAAACAGAGGCAGGTTATTTTGAAGCTTTTGGTTTAAAGGACGCTAATGAAGCTGAGTTTGTAGCTAGAAGACTGTTAGAAATACAAGGTAAAAGCAAAGAAGAGTTAGCTAGATCCTTGAAACTAACTACTGAGGCTCTTTATTTTAGGGGCCTATTAACAAACGAGGTTAAATCTACTTTAGCTGCTATAGGAAAAGAGATAGGTCTTGTAGAAACTGTAAACTCTGCAATGAAGATTCAAATAGACGAATCCGTAGCCGCCGATAGAGCTAAGAAGAAAAGATTACAAGCTTTATATAAAGCGCAAGTTCAAGATGCTAAGAAAGCTTATGCAAAAGAACTTGAAGAAGCTGTAAGAATTTATAATGAGAGAAAGGCCACAAGAAAACGCCTTGATCTTGAATCCTACGACCACCAAGCGCAATTAATAACGACCCAAAAGAATGAAGAACTAGCTGAAGCTGTAAGGATATATCAGGTAACAAAAGCAACCAGAGAAAGGCTTACATTAGAGTCTTATAATCACCAATCTCAGCTTATACAGAATCAAAAAGATGAAGAGATAAGAGTTGCAGTAGAGATTTATAACAAGAGAAAAGCCTTAGAAGAGGCCCTGCATGACTTGAGAGTTAAAAACCAGATGATAATGGGAACTACCCCCATGTTTATCAATATGGACGACCTTGAGCTTGCAGTTAAAATATATAAAGATAGAAAGGCTGCTGAAGAAGCTGCCGCTAAAGACGCAGCAAGAAGAGCTAAAATGCTTGAGAGAGAGATAGACCTCACCAGAGAGCTAACTGACGTACAGAAACAACAAGTGGCTATAGCTGATAGTGTCTCTGGAGCCTTTGGTGACTTCTTTATGGGTCTAGTAGATGGTACTACATCAGCTAAAGATGCCTTCAGATCTATGGCTGCTGACATCATACAACAGCTTTATAGAATACTTGTTGTTGAACAGCTAGTACAATCTATTGCTGGTGCCATTACAGGTGGTTTTGCTCCTGCCTCTGCTGCTGGTACTGGGGGTTCTGTAGCCCCACCTAAAGCCCCTAGAAGATATGAAGGTGGTGGATACACAGGCTCAGGCCCAAGATCAGGTGGCCTAGATGGTAAGGGTGGCTTTATGGCTATGCTACACCCTAGAGAGACTGTCATAGATCACACTAAAGGTCAGGGTTCTAGCGGTACAGTAGTAAACCAAGTATTCAATATCTCAGCCAATACATCAGACGATACTAAGAGACTTATTACTCAGACAATAGCACAAGCCTCACCAGCTATCATCAATCAGTCCGTAGGTGCAGTTATGAACCAAAGACGTAGAGGTGGTGCAATGAAATCAGCATTTGGATAAATCATGGCTATAAGTTACCCTCTTAATACACCTACAACTATTGGCATAGAGAGTATTGAACTACGTGCTGTAAATGCTGTAGCTGTCTCTCAGTCTCCGTTTACATATAAGCAACAGGTTATTTCCCATCAGGGGCAAATCTGGAGTGCCTCAGTCAGTATTCCCTCAGTGCGTAGGGATCTAGCTGCTGACTGGAAAGCTATGCTGGTAGCCCTTAAGGGTTCTGTAGGAACATTTCTACTGGGAGACCCTGACTATGTTACACCTAGAGGTACAGTAAGCGGTACACCTACATTGTCAGGTACAGCAGGGGATAGCACAGTTTCAGTTACTATGACAGGTACTCTACTAGCTGGTGACTATATTCAGTTAGGTACAGGCTCTGCTGCCAGACTACACCAAGTATTAGTAGACCAAAGTGGTAGTGGTAACTTAGAGATCTGGCCTGACTTAAGAAGCACATACTCAGGTGAGACTGTAATCTACAGTAGTCCTAAAGGCGTCTTTAGACTTGGCAATAGTACCACTTCTTGGTCGATAGACAATGCTAGTTTCTATGGTATATCTTTTGAAGCTATAGAGGCTCTACAATAATGTCGAGAGTTCTGCCTACAACAATAGTTGATGCACTAGATGATAATGTAATCTACCCCTTCTTTGCTGTTGAGATGAACTTTGATGGTGATGATGTCTTGCGTCTATGGACAGGTGTAGGTACTCTTACTTTTGATGGGGTTTCTTGGACAGGTGCTGGAACTCTATTAGGCATATCTTCTGTTGAAGAAACTAAAGAGATTGCCGCTAAAGGGGCTGACATTACTATTACGGGCTTACCTTCTGAGGTATTAGCTTTAGCTCTTAGTACTCCCTATCAGGGTAGAACTTGTAAGATATACTTTGGTATGTTTGCTAAAGGTAGTCTACAGAAAGAGAGTACTAACTTTATTCTCCTAGAAGATGGCTCACGTATTGAGTTAGAGGATAGATCAACTGGTCTGACTGAAATATTTACTGGTTATATGGATCAGATGAATATCTCTGAAGATGCTGGTACAGGGACTATTCAAGTTAGTGTTGAAAACAAGTTGATTGACTTAGAGAGAGCCAGAGTAGCTAGATATACTGCTGAGTATCAAAGATCTAGGAATATAGCTGGTGCAAGTACAGATGCTGGTTTTGATTTTGTAGCTGATATGCAAGACCAGAAACTTGCTTGGGGTAGGAGTTCTGGAAGCTAATGGCTTTAGATATTGACATCGACCTTCGTGAGATTGATTTATTAGATAAAAATTCTAATTTAGGTGCTGTTGCCGCAGCTACTATTGCAGGTATTGCTGGTTATTTTACGGGTGGTTGGGCTGGTGCAGCTACTGCATTTGCAAAAACATATGCAGCCACATTAGGTGCAACTGCTTTAAGTAAAGCATTAATGCCTAAATTAGACCAGCAGGGTGGGGATCAAGGCTATCTAGTAACTCAAAGGGGTTCCTCATTACCTCATCAAGTTATCTATGGTAAAACTAGAATAGCTAGTGGTGTAGTGTTTCAAGGTACTACAGACAACAATAAATACTTACACAGTGTACTAGCTTTCGCTGGGCATGAAGTAGAAGAGTTTGAGACTGTTTATTTTAATGATGAAATTCTTACTCTGAGTGGTAATGACGTTACTGCCCCAGCTAAGTATGTAGGTAAAGTTAAGATAGTTAAGAAGCTAGGTACAACTACACAGTCTGCTGTTACATCTTCTGACTTAGGTGGCGTTTCTCCTCCTTCACAATGGACAACAGATTGTAAGCTGTTAGCTACAGCTTATCTCTACGTTATGCTGGAATATGATGCTGATGCATTTCCTAATGGTGTTCCAGAAGTTACAGCAGTAATTAAAGGTAAGAAAGTATACGACCCTCGTACAAGTACTACAGCTTGGTCTGACAATCCAGCCTTATGTTTAAGAGACTACCTTACATCGGGTAAAGAAGGTACTAATACAACTATCTATAATTACGGTCTTAGTGAAGACATTGAGAGTGTAGACGATGACCTTGTTACTATAGCAGCTAATGTTTGTGACCACTTAAATTACCCCACTCTGTCAGGTGGAACTAGGTTCTCTCTTAATGGGGCATTTACTACTAACACTACACCCTATGATGCTATTGGTAATCTATCTACAGCTATGGATAGTTTGTTGTGGTATGCTCAAGGTAAGTGGAGAATGAAGCCAGCTTACTACACAAGTCCAGTTTTAGATCTTAATGAAGATGACCTAAGATCAGGTATCGCAGTAACCACTAGACACTCACGTAGAGATAACTTTAATGTAGTTAAAGGCACATTCAGAGGTCCAGAGAGTGACTATCAGCCATCTGACTTTCCTCAAGTACCTATCCTTAATTCAGCTACCTATGATGCCCTATTAGCTGCTGATGGTGGTCAAGAAAGTGTTATTGATCTAAGCCTACCTTTCACAGATAACACTACTGAAGCTAGACGTATTGCTCGTATAACACTTGAGCGTAATAGACAACAACTTACAGTACAAGCTTCATTCGGAATGAAAGCCTTTCAAGTACAAGTAGGCGATATTATACGTCTTACCAATACTAGATTTGGATGGTCTAATAAAGAATTTGAAGTTGTAACTTGGGATTTTGGCCTTCAAGATGACTATGATATACAAGTTAATCTGTCCCTAAGAGAAATCAGTGAGTCTGTCTTTGATGAAGTCTCCGATGGTGCAGTATACGAGAGTGACAACACAACCTTACCATCACCATTTGATGTACCACCTGTAGCTATAGCTCTTACTCAAGAATATAGAATTATCAACGAGCATGTAACTAACGTACTTGTAGTTAATGTATCAGCTACAGCCTTTGAACGTGTAGACTACGTTGAGGTAGAGTTTAAGAAGTCTACAGACACAGACTATAGTGTCTTAGGTACAGGTGACTTAGGTAGATTTGAGATCTTAGACATTGAGACACCTCTAGCTGGTGCAGCAGGTACAATAGTCTATGATGTCAGAGCTAGAGCTATTAATGCCTTTGGTGTTAAGGGTGATTTCACAGATGCACAGAAGACTGTAGAAGCTGATACTGTTGGTCCATCTGCTCCATCTACCTTTGAAAAGCAATTATCTGGTGGTACTCTATTCTTTGCTTGGACTGCTTCAACTGACTTTGACTTGTCGTATTATAAACTATGGCATAGCTCATCAACTACAGCTACATTCACAGATGGTTCAGCCCAAGTCATAATTAATAAAGTAGCTAGACCAGCGACATCAGTAGCCTACCCAGCTATCTCAGGAACATTCTTTATTGAACCCTATGATAAGTCAGGTAACGAAGGGACTGTAGCTTCTCTTGTTGTTCTACCATCTGAACTACCTACACTAGGTACATCACAAACTGACACTGAGAACCCAAGTTTCGCTGGAGCTAAGACTAACGTAGCTGTGGCTACAGGCCCAGATCCTGATGAGTTAAGACTATCTAGCTTTGCTACTGCACCCTCTACAGGCACATATGAGTTCACAGGATACTTAGACACAGGTTCAACTAGAACTGTCAGGGTATCAACTAACTTAACCTCTACTAGGCATCACGCTAATGCTTCTGGGGGATTAGTAAATTGGGATGACATACCTAATAACTGGGATACTTGGCCTAATAGTTGGGATGATTGGTCAGATGAA